TCTTCCTAGTTTTCTTGATTACCTTTTTCCACTTAGTAGAAAAGAATATATCATAGGCAATGCCTACAGTAGTTAGTTTCTTTTTAGTTACGTGGTTAGGTACTAATATAAGACTATGCTGCTTGAGTCCAGGTAGAGGCAACGTAACCAACCAATAGTTTCTAAGGAAGGTTGTGTTCCTGTGCTCCCATATCTGGTTCATTGCGTTGCTACCTTCAACCAACTTACCTTGTAGGAACTGTGTTGCATATGCCTTTCCAATTTTAGGTATTCCAGGAACTTCGTCTGACTTGCATCCACCTATTGCTTTGAACAAGTGCCAGTCTCTAGGATGTATTCCCCATTTATCTATCACACCTTTCTTGGTAGTTAGAATATTCTCCCTACAGCTAAAGATACCTTTGAGATTACTATACCGTAGTATTTGGAATAGATCATTGTCATTAGCTACAATAATGAAATCAATATCTGGATGCCTACGTACCATTTCACATGTAGTATCATCGGCCTCATACCCATCTACTTCTATACTAGCATGTAATCCCATAGCAGGTAGGATAGTTTTTAAATCCTCTTTGGCTTGGTGTAGATACTTCATGTTCCTATCTGGTTGTACGTGTCGCTTCTCTTTATAGAAACTATACTTCTCTTTACGTATAGACGTAGGTGAGTCCCAGCAAAATACCAAGTCGGTTGTGTTGTTCTCGTCTATGAGCTGTAGCACCCTACCTAGAAACTTTGCTGTTATGTTTTGCTTGTCCCTATCCCTTTCCACTAATCCAAAATAGCATACGTATAGAATATGACTACAATCAACTAGGATTATCTTCCTTCTTGGTTTCATTCTCTTCATTTGTTTCCTTTAGTATAGTTCTTAGTTTGGATAATCTACGGAATATGCTGTCGTGATTATTTCTATACTCCCTATGATCAGTTACCCTACTGTACTTCTCATCCATCACATTCTCCTATAGCAATCCTTTAACCCAAGGATAAATGCCCGTGCTGCCTGCTGTGGACAAACACCATTGCCTAGCATTCTCATTTCATCTTCTGGTGATGTGGCGGCGAAGTTATCATAGTCCAACCTTTCATTAGCCCCATGCTGTCTTCTACCCATCTTGTGTTTATCTGATACTCGTCCGTATCTATCTGGGGATTCGACAGTAATGATTTCATCTGTTTTAATAATGCGGGTTGGCTCTTTGTGCTTTTGCACAGCTTTCTTTTTGTTTGGAAAAATATGTCCCCGTAGCTTTCCAATAAAAGAACTTCTATTGGCATCTCTAAAGAATGTCTTGTTAGTGCTTTGTTCTGTAGGTTCTTTAGAGTTAGTTTCATTTCCTTGCTGTCTCTCGCCCTTGGAGTTGAGAACACCGACAATAAACCATCTGGTCCTTGAGTGGTTAGCTCCGACTTCTCTCGCTGTTGTAGGAACCGCCGTTGCGACATAACCCAAGTCTTCCAATTCTCCAAGGACATACTGGAGAACTGGTGATCCTTTTGTGAACCTACCAATATCTTTGCCGAGGGTGGCTGTACTAATTCCATCAACGTTCTCGAACAGTAAGAAGGTAGGGAGAAAGGCTTTGATTGCTTTGACGAAGTACGGCCACAGATGCCTTGGGTCGGAGTCCAGTCTTCTATGTCCTTCCGATGAGAACGGCTGGCATGGAAAGCCTCCAGATAGGATATCAACGAGTCCTCGAAACTTTCGGTAAGGGAAGGTTTTAAGATCAGAGAACAGAACGCTCGGAGCCATGGAACCGTTGCTAGTTTTTTCTGCCAAGTTCGCTGCCGCATAGGATTCGATCTCCACATGAATCTCAAAGCCAATGTCGATACTTGCTGCTTCAAGTCCAAGGCCCAGCCCTCCGTACCCAGCACAGAATGAAATATGGACTGCACCGCGACTGGAACTACCCATACTCCAGTTGTTTGCTTTTTGCTCTTGCAATAATCTATATAGTTCATAATTCATTTTACTTCCTAGTACGTAGTGCTGTCAGTATTCCCTCTACTAGATCAAGTACCCATAAGGCAAAGACGCTAGGGGAGCGAGCTAAGGAGGAAAGTAGGCCGTCCCTGTACTTTTCTAATCTCTTTGTGATAGTCATTGCCGTGTAGTTCCTCCGCTATGTCTATAGCTATTAGTTTCTCATCTACAGATAGTGTAGCCCACGTTCGTTTCTTTCTATGTTGTTCGGGTTCTTTTGTCATTTTCATCCTTGTATACACGTTGTTCTATTGTTACTACTCCACTTGGTATTTTATTATCTTCTACCCTAGTACCTTTATCTAGTGCATCTAATCTCTCCAATACGTCGTTGCTATTTTTGAATTTATTATATGCAGTAAGCACTTGGCTAGTAGTATCAGTTCCAATATTAAGTAGAACTACACAAAACAATAATTCTACATCATTTGCTGTTAGTGTATATGCCATTATTTAAACCTCGGATTTCTGTCTTCTTTTAAACTTTCCTCGAATGTATCCCATGTCTTCTGTACTAATGCCTTCATAGAATCTATCTTGCCTTCTTTTGTTTCTATGTATGTGATTAGTTTCTTCCTAGACAAAGCTAATGCCTTTCCTTTTACTTTCCATTGTGGTACAGTAATAGTCTGTCCACCTTTAGGGCATTTCCATGTCTTCATCTTTATAAGATAATCAATACAGCTACCTATGTCATCTATGCCATATGAGTAATAGATAGGAATGTCTACTTCACGGTACTTACCAGTAATCTTATTCTTCGTTACCTTGATAGTACTTATCATTCCAATCTTTTCTGTAATGCCGCTGACGGTGCGGGTGATCTTCTTGGAATCCACCATCCAGATTTCTAGACTAGCATAGAACTTCAATGCTTTACCACCACTTCTGTTTTTAGTGGCGCGGGAACGTGGATTAATATCTGCCCTAGTCTGTGATACGATCAATAGGAAAGAACCTGTCTTTCTAATCTTCCCCACTACCTGTCTAAAGAACGTAGATGCATTCTTAGCCTTGCTCATGCCATAGGTACCAGTAGTTTCAGTACCGGAGTTGTGTGCCTTTAATCTATCCTTGGTGTGTTTCTGTTCTGCCTTATCAGAAAGAGCGTCAAAGCTATCCTCTACAAAGTAGATAGGAACTCCCCTATCCAGTTCACATTCCAGAGCAGATTCCATATCCTCAAACAACACACTACTACCTACTACTTCCTTTGGTTTGCTACCTTTCTTTTTAACGATCATCCTAGAAGGTTCTTTGATCTTGGATGCTGCTTTCTTTCCAAACAATAGTTCCTTATTGAAGCTGTCTGCTTGTTCGCTGTCGTCGTATTTAAGTAGCCAATCCTCCATACATGGGTTATGGGCGACGCAAGCCATAGAAGTGAGTGCTACGAAGGTTTTACCGCTACTGCTATCTCCAATTAGATTGACCATCTTACCAATAGGGAACCCACCATCTACTCTATCGCTACAGGCTAGGTTGAGAAGTGTACTACCTGTATCTATAAATGCTATGGGATTGTCTTTTTGTTTTGTAAAGTCAGTCCGTTTCATTGGTTTGTGGTTTCCCTGTTTTGTAGTATTGCATAATCAATTCTCGCACAGCTACTGGGGTTATTCCTTGTGTAAAACTAATAGGCAGGTCATAGTTATCAATATAATCTGCTAAGTCCCCTACTGACGACATGCTATATATATCTTCGTGTGGTACGCCTTCATTAACACAACAATCCCTTACTGTCACTATACTAGATTTCCTATCTTCTTCCAGTGTCAACCTAGCTATCTCATCTGTTAGATACCACTTAGCCTTTTCTAGGTCTTGGATAGATGGGTTGCTATCTTTCAATCCCTGTCGCCATAGATACTTAATGGCATTGCCGATGTTGAAGTTAAAGTGCCTAGTTACTGTTATGCATTCTACTCCAGATGGGTGACTCTTATAGTGGCTAGGGTTTATATGCTTATCTAGGTCTTCGTTCATATCTCCAAATCCTTTATGTTGTCATTATACCAATTACGTCTAGCACACCACTGCTTGTAGTTACACTTAGCTGGAGTGTGATAACAGTTAGCTCGCTTCGCATCCTTTCTATTCCCAACTAGAAAGCAAATAACTGTTATCACATCATCCCAACATAGCATGTGCTTATTCCACACTCCAGGCATTCCAGCACGAGTAGAAGAAAGAGAAGGGGGTATTTCACCCCTTCTCATAGCAGCAACGGAGTCTAGGTATAGTTCTGATCTACTATCTAAGAACTCTTGCCTATCCATGGTTAGTCCTCATCGTCATCGAAGAACTCTTCATCATCGCTGTCTTCGTCATCATCCTCGTCGTCATCCTGTTCTTTCTTGATGGCAGAGATAATATCATCTAGATCCCATTTCTTCTTAACGGTAATGTCTAGATCATTTTCCTTGATGTATGCTTTCAGTTCGTTTCTAGACATATCATCTAGATCGTCGTCCTCTTCATCATCCTCGTCTTCATCATCATCATCTGTATCAGAATCATAATTCAGATCATCTTCGTCTTCATCATCGTCGCTGTCTTCGTCCTCGTCACCGTCATCCATAGCACTCTGGATAGCGTCACGAATCTCATCATCATCCCATGCTTTCTTAACGGTAACATCCAGATCATTTTCCTTGATATACCGTTTCAGTTCTGCACGGGTCATATCTTCCAGATCGTCATCATCGCTATCACCACCAGAATCATTATCAGCCATCATAGCTTTAATCTGTTTAGTTGTGGTTTTGTCGATAAGCTCGATAGGGTCTACCAGACTATCAATCATACTATCTGTAACCTTACCCTTACGGGCAACGAATGACAGCTTACTAACATCTGAATAAGTGCGACCCTTGAATACTTTCTGCTTGAATACAATCTTCAATGTCAGGCCATCCACTGGATCATAGAACATCTGTGCATCGACACCCTCTTCCTCATACTCTTCGCTGCCCATTTCTTCATCTATCTTAGCACCAAATAAGAATGAAGAGAAATCCAGTAATTGAATCTTCTTGTTCTTATCTTTACAATCTGTGATATAGTATAACTCACGATGCTTAGTTCCTAGCTTCTCCAGTTCCTTCTTAGGAATGTCGGGATTCTCCCGCATCTCAAAGAACAGATCGGACATAGGACACTTATGCCCCCATATGGAAGGACTAGCAACCTTCTTATTGTCTGCCCCTACTTGACCTACACGGAACCCACTACGGAACCACAGCTCACCTTCATCTGCTTCTGGATTAAATCCACCAGCTATGAATGGAATCACGTTGAGATGATACAGCGCAGTTTTCTTACCATCTTTGTATTCCGGCTTGAACCACTCAACGCCTTCTGGCAGTGTTACATAGTTACTACCTACACTTCCACTACCACCACCACGCGCCATATTGCGATCTACTGTTTTCTTGTTTGCACGGTACTTCCGTTTACTCTGTTTCTTACTAGCCATTGTTATGCTCCTGTTTAGGTTTCGTTATAATACTTTGATGTGTGTAGTCTAACTAGGTTATCTAGCATAGCCCGTCTATGTGCCATGGCATATACCGAACTTTTCATTAGCTCTACTATTTGCTGTAGATTGCTTTTCTTTTTGACTAATGTAGAATAGGAGGTAGAGACTCTGTACTTATTCTCTGCCATACTGATAGTTGTCTTTTGCTGCTTCTCTTCTATCATCCTCCCAGCTTTGAACGTGGTTAGTGCTAGCTCTGCCCTGCGAAAATTAGCTTCTGCTAATGCTAGTCTCTTGCTCCACTTGACATACAAAAACGTCTGTGTGCAGCACTCTTCATCTAGATTGTTCTTATCTATTTTCGCATCTTGCTTCATCTCCTTATAGAGTTTGGTTATCTGTTCTTTGTTCATACTACCTCCCTATTGCATAGCTTCAAAACAGGCAAGTACCAATCCTTGCTTACCTGTGTCGAACCAGTTATCTCTAAATGCATCTGCTATCTTATACGCTTTCCCGCCCATGTTGGGAATACAAGCACAGCTATATCCAAGTACCTGTCTACGTATGGTTTCAGGCTCTCCCTCTACTTTCTTGACTAGAGCAAAGATGGTCTTCCTATCCTTTCCAGCCATTATCGCCCTACACAGTGTTATCACTTCTTCTGGGTATGCTCCAGTGCAGCTAGCGATTTTCTTTAACTGTAGTGAAGCGTCCAATCCTATCACACTCTCAAGAATTGTCAATGCCATTCTTGCGCTGCCTTCCGCTGCTCCAATAATAGCTTCGCCAACCTTTTGTTTTAGTTTAACGTCCTCTGCTTTACAGACACGTTTCAACAAGTGTGTCATATCTTCATCTGTTAAATCCTCACAGGTAAAGGTAATGCACCTAGTCTTGATAGTCTTCTTTAGTTTCTCTGGATTCGTAGTACATAGAATAATAACCGTACTAGATGTGCCATCCTCCAAGGGTTTAAGTAACAAATCCTGTGTAGCTCCAGGTAGCTGGTGTACTTCGTCTAGCACCACAACTCGCCACCCACCACCTATAGGCATGAGTGTCATAGACTTAGTTATTTCTCGGAAGTCATCTAGACCTCTTATGTTAGCACAGTTATATTCCTGACACTCTGCATCTAGCATATCAGCTATGATCCTAGCGAACGTAGTCTTTCCAGTTCCACTGTTGCCTTGGAACATAAGTGTCTTTGGAATATCCGCATCGCCATTTAGCATAGCCTCTAGGCGTTGCTTTATATCTTCGTTACCTACTACCTCATCTAGGCAGCTAGGTCTGTATTCACTATATAAACTCATTTTATTATTCCATTTCTAGTGCTATGTGGCATACGGCTAAAGA